TAAAAGAGCCGATGGCCAGTATACTATGAGATTATATGATCCTGTAAAAGGAGGTGCAAATAAAATAACTTATGTTGGTTCTGAAAAAAAACTTTTAGGTATATTAAAAAAGCATAATGAAGATGCTTTAAAAAGAAAAGAAAACAGAGCAATAACTAATTTAAGTAAAACAGAAGAAAAAATAGTTTTAGAATGGGGTAAAAATAAAGGAAAAGGAAAATGGTCCAATAAAAAAATATTTCAAGAATTTAAAAACTCTGATCCTTCAACAAGATATAACATTAGACTCGGAGAAAATACAGGATTGGGTGGTGGAAATATAAAAGGATCTGTTAAAGCTTTAACCACAGAACAACAAAAACTTTGGGACGCAACAATGGCCGATGAGTTTGGTAAATGGGAAGATTACAACCCTACATTAAATGACGATGGAAGTATTAAAACAAATAGAAGAGGAAATTGGTTACAAGATTATCCTAGAAGAAAAGAAATATTTAATAAAACTAAAGGTTTATTAACTATTGATGAATTATCAGATTATTTAAGTAAAAAGTTAGGACAAAAAATTTCTAGAACAAAAGTTTATGGTCGATTTGGAAACCAAGAAAAAACAGCTTTAGCTAATTATTTAGATGACAATTTATATGTAGATACATTTGGTAGTATTAAAGGTGGAGAAGATGTAGGTGGATCAATGAGATATTTTAAAAAACCAACAGATACACAAATTAATCAAATTAAAAAACAAAATTTAACCGGCGATATTAGAGTTAATACTTTATCTAAAGATACTTATGATAACGTTATAAAATTAGATAAAGCATTTAGAAATATATATACAACAGGAGATGTTCCAGACATTAAAGAAGTATTAGAAAAATTTCCAAACATGGGAAAACAAAGAGCTGGTTATGCTACAATTAAATTAGCTCAAATATACAATGGTCATAAATTTAGAAACAACCCTCCTGGAATTAGAGTTAACAAAATAGCTGCTAAAAAAATGCAAGAAACTTTAGAAAGATTTCCTTTTGGTCATCCCTATAGACAAGGAATATATAATACCGCTATGCAAACAATAGACGAAGGATTAGGACAAACTAGTGGGACTTTTGATAATTTAAAAAAGAAAGCTAGAACAATTTTAAACAACGCTGGAATTGATGTTTATGATCCTAAAATGGGAAAAAATGCTTTTGGGTTTAATATAGATGAGTTTGCTGGAATTACAGGAACTTCTAAAACTAAAAATATGGCTGTGTCTCAATTTGTAAACATTTTAGAGGGTAAATTAAACACAGTAACTTTAGCTAATTTTCAAGGACAATTATCTAAAGCAAGACAAGCTGTTGAAGCTGCAAAAGGTACTTCTAGATATAATTCAGTTTTAAAAGAACAAATGGAAAAAGTAAACACAAGAGCTGCTAGTTTAGAAGCAGAACATGGAATTAAACTTGCAAGATTAGAAAGACCTGCTGACATAAACAACATGTCAAAGGACGAAGTTAAAAGATTAAAAAATATAAAACTAGGGACTGATGAAAACTTATATCAACGATTAGTTAAAGATGTAAAAGCCAGTGGTTATAGTATCAAGGTGCCCGAAGGGTCATTAACTATTCAAGAATTTACTGACCCTAATAATGCAAGAGCTAGGGAATTAATTGCTTTAGTTGGTTGTCCAAATTTTAAAGGCAAACAAGCATTTGCTGAAGGTGGAAGAACAGGTTTTTCAGAAGGTGGAGATTGTTTTGACAAAGGTCAAAAATTAATTAACAGCGGTATGAAAGGTGCATCACCAGCTGCATTAAAAAACTTAGCTAAACTTGGACCTATGTTATTAAAAGCAGGTAGTGCTGTAATGTCAGGACTTATTGCACCTGAAGCATTAATTGTGGGTTTAGAAACAGCAGCAAGAGTTGGTTATGGAGATACTCCTTCTGAAGCAATTTTAAGAGCAACAGATTATCTTACACCCGATTCTTTTTTTGGAGATTTTATGCAAAAAGCAGATTTGATGAAAATAGAAAGAACTTTAGGAAACGATGTAAAAAATATTGCTGCGCAATCTTTTGATCGTACAAATCAATCAGATAAAATTAATAAACTAGAAGAAAAATTAAAAAATTTAGAAGCAATGACAGAGAGTGGAGATTTTGGTTATGTAGGTGATTTAACTAACCAGATAAATATGACCAAGGATCAAATTAAACAAGAAAAAAATAAGTTAAAAAATACCACTCAAATAGGACAAGAGAGTAGAGATTTCTATACTCAACAGGCATTAGACAATGCCTATGATGCAAGTATGGCAAAATCTAAATTTGCTGCATCACAATTAGTAAATTCACAAAGTGAAAATCCTAGACTAAGTGCAGCACAGAACATGCAAGATATGAAATCTCAAGAACAGTTAAATAAAGGTTTATCTATAAGAAGTCCATTAACTGGCAGTAAGGCTGAAACAGCTTTTTTAAATTTATCTCAACTTCCAACCGGTCCTAGGATGCCAAGTGAAATAGATATGTTGGCTGCAAATGTTAATAAAAAATTTAAAGATAGTGGTAGTAATCTAAAAGTTACTTCTCAAGATCTAAAATTTAATCAAGATAGAAAACAAATGTTTAAAGATGCTTCTATAGAAGAGTTGATTAATATGGGATTACCATTAGAAGCAATTCTTGGATTTAACATAGCACAACCTGTTGAAAGAACTGGACCAGGGTATATGACAAACTATAAACCTTTAAATAGATTTGGATCTCAAGAAAGACCTGTGTTATACCCTAACAACAGAGGTACATTAGCCGAAGGCGGTATAACAGGATTAAGGAGTAAATATGAGTATAAAAAATAAACCAACAAATAAGAAAAAACCAAACATGGCACAGAAGATGAGAGCCAATCCTGGTTTTAAATGGTGGGCAGTGCCACCTAAAAAAGGGCCTTTATCACAGGGGTTGAAATTACCACAAAAACAAGTTAAAAAAGTCTAGGAGAAAATATATGGCAGATATAGACAAAGCTCTCCCTAACGAACGACCTGAAGACGAAGTTCTAAAAGAACAGATGGAAGAGGTCGATGTTGCAGACGAGTTAGGTAAGGGACCAATAGAAATTACAGAAGACGACGAAGGGGCTACAATTGATTTTGACCCTAATGCAATGCCAATGCCTGAAGAAGGTGGCGATCACTTTGCAAACTTAAATGAATTACTTCCAGAAGAAGATACAAGTGCCATGGGTAGTCAATTACAAAACGACTACATGGAATACAAAATGTCTCGTAAAGAATGGGAACGATCTTACATTGAAGGTTTAAGTTTATTAGGATTTAAATACGACAATAGAACAGAACCGTTTCAAGGAGCAAGTGGTGCAACTCACCCAGTTTTAGCTGAAGCTGTTACACAATTTCAAGCGCTAGCTTACAAAGAATTATTACCAGCAGATGGCCCTGTTAGAACTACAGTTATGGGTGCATCTAATCCTATGAAAGAGATGCAAGCTCAAAGAGTTAAAAACTTTATGAACTATCAAATCATGGATCAAATGAAAGAATACGAACCTGAGTTTGATCAAATGTTATTTTACTTACCACTATCAGGTTCTACATTTAAAAAAGTTTATTATGACGATTTATTGGGAAGAGCAGTTTCTAAGTTCATCCCAGCGGATGATCTTGTTGTTCCATACACGGCTACCTCATTAGACGATGCGGAATCAGTCATCCATGTTATCAAGATGTCGGAAAATGATCTGCGTAAGCAAATGGCTGCAGGTTTTTATTCTGACATCGAGTTAACTAAACCAACTGGTACAATTACAAACGATTTAGAAGAAAAAGAGAGAGAAGTCGAAGGACTTACAAAATCCCAAAGAGTAGATCCTTTATACACAGTTCTAGAATGCCACGTTAATCTAGACTTAGAAGGATTTGAAGACCTTGGCCCCGACGGAGAGCCAACGGGAATAAAATTGCCTTACATCGTTACAATCGAAGAAGGCAGTAGGAAGGTTTTGTCTATTAGACGAAACTTTGCGCCCAATGATCCAAAGAAAATTAAAATCCAATATTTTGTCCACTTCAAGTTTCTGCCAGGACTAGGATTTTATGGCTTAGGATTAATTCATATGATTGGCGGATTGAGTCGTACTGCAACTGCGGCTCTCCGTCAATTATTAGACGCTGGAACATTATCCAACCTACCCGCAGGATTTAAGCAAAGAGGTGTCAGAGTAAAAGATGATGCCGCAAACATACAACCAGGAGAATTTAAAGATGTTGACACTCCAGGTGGTAATCTAAAAGATGCTTTTGTATTCTTACCTTACAAAGAACCTTCAGCTACATTATTGCAGTTGATGGGAATTGTAGTTCAAGCAGGACAAAGATTCGCGTCCATTGCTGACATGCAGGTTGGGGACGGGAATCAACAGGCCGCTGTTGGTACAACCGTAGCTC